AGCGAAAGATCAATGGCTATACCAGCGAGGTCGTAGTAGATGTGACCTGCGCTCCTAAATACAAAATGTTTTAAGGATCATCATGGAAAAAATAAACAGTACACTTTCATCAGTAGATGACTACATTGAAAAAGCCGATGACCAGGCTAAGAAGATGTATATGCAACGGATCTGGCAAATGGAAAAGGATGCAATCTTCCATGAGCTAATGCGGGTGCATGGGGAAAGCTCTAAGCTCTTGTTACGGGCAGAAGCAGAAATCAAATACCTCAAATCTTTGCTTGATGGTCCAGAGGATGGCGATGCAAGACATTGAACGCTTAAATCAAGAACGGCAGATGTACAAGACTGAAATGATGAGGGCTTTGTCCTGCCGTACTAAAAAGCAGAAAATAGCCTTAGCATCCGAGTGGCGGGAAAAGTACACCCCTATGACTTACGATGGGCTTATCAGCCTGGCTAAGAACCATACAGCTAGGCTAAAGGTAGCCTACTGGGATTTACCTGACTTTGAAACAAAACGATTAGGAAAACATAATTGAAAACCGCAGCAGTAGTAACGGTCACTAACGGCAAGCGCCCAGATCAACTTAAAAAGTGCATGGAAAGCATTGAGAATCAATCTTATCCTGTAGAACACTACATTCTGTGCGATGGCGATTGGAATAGCTTTAACAAAATCTGCCAGTCAACTGCTGCTCATGTTTGTTATTGGGATGGCAAGATTGGTGGAGATGGCTGGCTTGGGCAACGCTGGTATGCTGCTGCGCCACAACTCATTACTGAGGATGTTACTTTCTTTTGCAACGATGACGATTGGTACGAGGAAAATCATGTCCAAACCATTATGGAGAAGATCAAGCAAGGGTATGACTGGTCCTACTCTTTTCGCAAGGTATGTGATTCGAAAGGCGCTTTTCTTTTTAACGATAATTGCGAAGCCCTTGGTGAAGCATCTTCCGTATGGGTAGATCCTAATCATCATTTTGTTGACTGGTGTATGTGGGGTATGAAAACCGAGTGTTTAAAACAAATATCCCCAGTTCTTAATAACAAGGATATTGCTGTAGATCGTTACTTTTATGCCCTTGCAAAACAAGCCTTTCCGAAATTTGCAGCTACCCTAAAGCACACCTTTAACTTTAGACTAGGTGGTGGCTGCGGGGTTCAAAAAGAGTTCTTTGAAATGGGCAACGCAGAAATGCTAAAACGGCACAACGGAGTATTACCCTGGGTAATTAATGAGTAAATTCAATTTAAACCAGTTTTACCACTTTTGTAAGCAGCTCAAGATTGAAACCAAAGAGCAAGGCTTACGCAAGATGGACAACTTACTGGGTACGCAAACCTATGTCATGGATGAGATCTCTAAAGGCTTAGAGGAAGATGTCCATTTCTTTGTAATCTTGAAAGGAAGGCAGCTTGGAATCACCACTATTTCACTCGCACTCGATCTCTATTGGCACTTCACACACCCAGGCTTACAGGGAACGCTTACAACAGACACAGAAGAAAACCGAGATATGTTCCGATCAACCCTCGGTATGTATATGGAAGGCTTACCCAAAGAGTACCGCATCCCGCTACTCGCCCATAACCGCAATCAGCTTTCTCTCAAAAACCGATCTCGTTTGTTTTATCAAGTTGCAGGGCTTAGAGCTAAAGGATCACTTGGTCGTGGTAAGGCGATTACCTATCTGCATGGAACAGAAACAAGCTCCTGGGGAGATGAAGAAGGATTAGCTTCCCTACTAGCTTCCTTGGCGGAAACCAACCCAGACCGTATGTATATCTTTGAATCTACAGCTCGTGGTTTTAATATGTTCCACGATATGTATGTCACCGCTAAACGGGCTAGAACGCAACGGGCAATCTTTTGTGGCTGGTGGCGTAATGAGCTGTATATGGCTGATCCAGAATCCCCAATCTACAAGGTGTACTGGGATGGTCGAATGACAGGCGAGGAAAAAGAATGGGTACGGGATATTAAAAAGCTGTACAACTTTGAAGTCAATTCCCGTCAATTAGCCTGGTGGCGCTGGAAGATGAGTGAGGGTATTAAGGATGAAAGCCTAATGTACCAGGAGTTTCCGCCTACTGAGGACTACGCCTTTGTGATGACGGGAACAAGTTTCTTTTCTAATGCGAGGTGTACTGATGCCGTTAAGCTACTTAAAAAGATTGATTGCAGCTATTACCGCTATAACTTTGGGGTTAACTTTCAAGATACGGAAGTGGTCAAGTCAACTGAACGCCTGGCTACCCTCAAAGTATGGGAAGAACCTGTTGATACTGCTTATTATTGTATTGGCGCTGATCCTGCTTACGGTTCAAGCGATTGGGCTGATCGGTTTTGTATCCAGGTCTTTCGTGTCTATGCCGATGGGCTTGAGCAGGTAGCTTGCTTTGCTACTTCAGAAATGAACACTTACCAGTTTGCTTGGGTGATTGCTCACTTGGCAGGTGCGTATAAAAACTCCACATTGAACTTGGAAGTGAATGGTCCAGGTCAAGCCGTCATCAATGAACTCAAGAATCTCAAGCGCCAAGCTGCTGCAATGGGTAGCGCTATGGGTAAAGACCTCATGGATGTGTATGCCAATATGCAAAACTACATCTGGCGCAGGAACGATACCCTTGGCGGAATGTCCAATTCCATTGGCTGGCTAACCACTAGCGCCACAAAAGAGAGGATGCTTTCTTACATGAAAGACTTTTTTGAGCGTGGCATGATGGATATATACGACATGGACACCATTGAGGAGATGAAAACAATGGTTCGGGATGGCGGATCTATTGAAGCATCAGGGCGCAATAAAGATGACAGGGTTATTGCTACAGCCTTGGCTTGCGCTGCCTTTGCCGAGCAAGTTCAGCCTAGATTGATTGCCCAGAAGATAACTAAGAATGTATCTCGTACTCAAGATGAATTTACCCCAGAACAACTCACCGTTGGGCGCAATGTAAGTGATTACTTAAAGCGAATTGGAGTATATGGTCAATGAAGCCTACCCTACCCAAAACAACCCTACGCAGGGCAATTAAACGCTTCTTGCAAGACAAAAATCGTGGAATATCTATAGATTTGTTTGCACAGTTAGCTGGTATTAGCACTAGCCACCTTAAAGATGTTTTTTTGTATGAATCTGAACCTATTACTGAGTATATTCAGCGCAGAGTATCCAAAGCCTATACAGAATGGGTAAATGGCGAGGTAGCGATCATGCAAAACCGAGATAACACTAAGTTTGTGCAATATCGCAAGGAAGCTACGCCTGTATTGCAAAAGACTACCAATTTACAGGTGGTAAACGGCAAAATCACATTGAAAATTGGGATTAAACCCAAATATGATTATTTAACAGCAACACTTGACGAACAGCTTGAAAGGGGATAGAAATGGCGGTAATAAATGATTATCATTGTGCGGTACATGGGTATTTTGAATCAAAACAGGCTAAATGCCCAATGAAAGGTTGCCATGAAGAAGTTATGGTCGTATTTTTGCAAGCTCCTAACTTGGTCAGCGCCAAAACCAGGTTCACAGACAAATCCACCAAACAACTCGCCATTGAGTTCGGTATGTCGGACATCAAAACCACGAGGGAAGGCGAGCACCAAGAAAACTTCCTTACCCGTAAAAACAAGTTCACCGAAAAAGAATACGCAGATGCCGAAAAGTACGCTACCCGTAAAAAAGGTGTCAACAAAGATAGAATCAAACCTCAAGCGCCACAACCGCCACAAGAAGGTCCAAGAGAAGCTCGACCAGGCGATGCAGCGATCTGGGGTGGTGGACAAAACGGTATGAATATGCAATCTATCCTAGCTGGAAAGTTTGCCAACCCTGTTGGACCATCATTAGGAAAAGAAGCAGAACAAGTGGGCTTGACACCAGGACAAGCAGGGATTAAAACAGGACCTGTAACATTACCTGGTGGTACTATGAGAGATCCCGATAACTTGCAGATCAAAAAATGAGAATCCCGTCAAATAATACTGAGCGAGAATACTTCTACCTAGACCTGATGCAAAAGTGTCTAGTGTCAAAAGAAGAAAGGCGTGGGGATTACACCACACAACGGGCATACTTTTTATTTGGCGCTGGACCTGAAGAACCGCCAGCGTACTTTAATAAAATAAACCCCCACCTCGATCAGCTAACGAGCTTTCTGTATTCTGCTGAAACCACCCGCTTCTCTATCAACATTGGTGCTTCTGTTCCTGAAATGGAGCATAAAAAAGCACCCTCTCTCACACAAGCGTTAAATGATGAGTGGCTAAACTCTAATGCAGACCAAGTATTTTCAAGCGCATTAACTTGGGCGTTGGTTTACAACAGCACCTTTATCAAGTTGGTTTACAACAACGGTATTTACCCGTACATGATTGAACCTTCTGCTTTAGGCGTGTTGCGAGAAGATACCCCTTATACAGACAGGCAAGAAGCGATTGTTCAAACCTACTACATTACCAAGAGTGAACTATATGCCCGTCTGTATTCTCATCCTAAGCGAGAGGACATTGTTTCTCGTGTAACGGCTGGTTATCGTGAGCAAGAATCTGATATACCTGAAGCAGTAAACCGTATTGTGATGTCGCAAACCAATCCAAACATTTATGGCAATGTGAATATGGAGTTGTACGGTATGAACCGTTACAAAGCCAAGGTTGCAGAAGAAACCATTGAAATGAAAGAGCTTTGGGTATGGAATGATGAAACTGCTGATTATCAAGTAGTGACAATGGCTGTACCTGATGTGATTATCTATGACAGACCTGGCGCATCCTTATTCTTAAAGGGTGAACTGCCATTTGTGCAAATCTGTCCTAACCCGCAATACGACTACTATTGGGGAGCATCTGAATGTCAAAAGCTCATGTTATTGCAACAGCTCAGAAATGCTCGGATGACCGAAATTTTAGATCTGTTATCCAAACAAGTATCACCACCTACCAGCTTAGTTGGTTTTACAGGCATTTTGGATGAAAAGAACTTTGCTTTAAACCGCCCAGGTGGATTATTGGCATCAGATATGCCTAACGCTAAGGTAGAACGCCTAGCACCTGAAATGCCAGGCGATTTATTTGAGGTGCTACATGAAATTGATGCCATGTTTGCTGAAGTATCTGGTATTAGCAATGTGCTTAGTGGTCGTGGTGAATCTGGGGTTCGTTCTCAAGGACACGCATCCCAGTTGGCTAGATTGGGTTCATCTCGTGCTAAAAAGCGTGCTCTCATTGTTGAGGATTCCCTAGAAAAAGTTGCAACGCTGTATCTCAAGCTCATGCAAGCCTATGGTGATACCCACTTTAAAGATACTGACGGTGTACCGTTTATTGCCGAGCAATTTACTAAAGATTTTGTGGTTAAAGTGGATGCCCACTCTAACAGCCCAATTTTCCAAGAAGATTTAAGAGCACTTGCATTTAATTTATTTAAGGCGCAAGCTATTGATAAAGAATCTTTGTTAGACTTAGTTGAACCACCAATGAAACAGTTAATTAAAGACAAACTCAAGAAGCGGGAAAAGGAGCAAGCTAACCAGCCACCTCCACAAGCTCCAGCTCCTAAAGGCAAGAAAGAACCAGAGGTAGGCTAATGGCACAACAAAATGTACAACCAAAAGCAGATCAACCTAGAGTGAGCACAAGTTCGCTTAAAAGTGGTGAAAGATCGCCAAATTTAGAGTATCGTATTTCAGGAGTGCAAAGTTTTAACAGAGGTCCAAAAACTCGGACTTATGGCAGGACAGTTAGGGGATAGCTTAACTTGGAGTTCACTATGTACGCTAAAAAAGCAAAGCGTGGTCGCAAATCACGCAGATAAGGTTTCTCACTCCTTCACACGAGAGAAAAAGGGTTGTGGCTGCCTTACCCTATAAATAGGTGACCGTATGCTATTAGGAGA